GAGGAAGAAATGAATCAGGAAGAGATTTTGGAAACAGAGTAAGTCAAAATATACAGTTACAGGATATAGTGACTGATTTACTAGAAGTTTTGAATATGAAAAATGATTTTAAAACCAGTCTGAATATAAGCTATGAAACATTAATGTCTTGTAGCTTATATGAACTGACTGGTTACTGGAGTATTAGGGCAGAGGAATTAGTTCAGGAAGCTGAAATACGGTATGAAAATAGTAGGGAATAAGAGAAAATAATGAGCATTAAAAAACGTGACATTTCAGTCACGTTTTAACACTGTTTATTTCAAATTTCCTCTTTAAAAAACTTTAAATATATTTGAAAGGAGGAGTTTCTGTGGCTAAAAATATGGAATTAAATATTGTCATGTCAGCTGTTGCTACGAGTGCATTATCTGGATTAGCTAATGTTGGAAATGCTATGAAAACTATGTCTTCGAATGCTAAAAATCTTGAAAAACAAATGAAAGAACTGGACAAGGCACAAAAAAGCGTTGAAAAAGTGGAACACTTGAAAAGTGCATATGTTAATGTTAGTAAAGAATTTTTACAAGCAAGTAGAAAACTTAGGGAGTTAAAAGAAGCTTATGAAAAAACAGGAAGAAGCAATACCCAACTTGCTGAAAAAATCAAAGAACAAGAAAAAATAGTAAATAATTTGAATAAACAAAAAGAAAGGCAAAAACATCTCTTTGAAGCTGCAAGAAGTGCAATAGATGCTGAAGGTAATAGTTTAAAACAATATAAAGAAAATTTATCAAAAGTATCAAAAGAATTGGAAAAACAACAGAAACTAAAAGAAGCTGATAATCGACATAAGCAAAGAATGGATAGCTGGGGAAAAGTAAAAAACTTTGGAGATAAAGCTTTTAATGTTGGAGCTGGAATGACTGCTTCGTTAGCTGTTCCTGTAAAAATGGCAATAGACTTAGAAGAAGCACAAGCAGACTTGAAGAAAGTTGCGGAATTTAGTTCTAAAGAAATGGAAGCTGGATTTTATCAGGCTATGAGAAATTTTAGTGAAAGCAATCCAGTATCACAAACTGAATTATTTCAAATAGCAGGAGCGGGAGCACAAGCAGGAATAAATACTAATGAATTAGCACAATATACAAAAGATGCAGCTAAAATTAAAGTAGCATTTGACATGAATACTGAAGCTGCAGGTAATTTTTTAGCAAAAACTAGAGCTCAGTTAGGCTTAGATCAAAAAGGAGTAATGGAATACGCTGATGTAATTAACTATTTGGCAAATACAGTTGCCGTGACTGCTCCAGAGGTTGTAGATATTTCAAGTAAAGTAGCTGGATTAGGAGGAATGGCTGGAGTTTCAAAAGAAGGTGTAGCAGCGTTAGGAGCGAATCTTGTTGCTGTTGGAGTTCCAGCAGAAGTTGCAGCTACAGGATTAAAAAATATTTCACTTGGATTAGTTGCGGGAGAAAGTGCCACAAAAAGACAAAAAGCGGCTTTTGAGAAATTAGGACTTAGTGCTAAACAAGTGGCAAAAGATATGCAAATAGATGGAGAAGGTACTATATTGAAAGTATTTCAAAAGATAAAAACTTTGCCTAAGGATGTTCAAGCTGCAACATTAAAAGATTTATTTGGTACGGAGAGTATTCAGTCTGCATCCGAATTAGCAAAACATATTGATGAAGTAGAAAAATCTTTAAAAAATGTACATGATAAGTCTAAAACCGCTGGAAGTGTAGATAAAGAATATGTTGAAAGAGTAAAGACTTTAAAAAGTCATTTAGATACTTTAAAAAATACAGCAGTTAATGTAGGGGTAGATTTGGGGAATGCATTGGCACCAAGCTTAATTAAAATTGCTACTCAGCTGAGACCTGCTATAAAAAGTATTGCGGATTGGATTAAAAAGAATCCACAACTTACTCAAAGTATTTTAAAAATAATAGGTATTATTGGATTGCTATCATTAGGGATTGGAGCTGTTACTAAAATATTCAATCCATTGTTTGGTGTAATATCTAACGGAATAATGATATTTGATAAATTAAAAGCAATAGGTACTTTTGGAAAAATTGGAAGTGTTGCAATAAAATCATTAATGGGAATTGTAAAAGCTATTAAATTTATAGGGCTAGCTATGAAAGCTGCATTTTTAGCAAATCCTGTTGTGTTCATAATAGTTGCAATAGCCGCTGTCATTGCAATATTAGTAGTGTTATATAAAAAATGTGCTGGGTTTAGAAATTTTGTAAATGCTATGTGGAAAGTTATAGCAAAAGGAGCAATATCTGCGTGGAATTGGATAAAAGGAGTAGCAATAGCAACATGGAAAGGAATAGTTGCTTACTTAAAATGGGCATCAGGAATATGGAAATCTATTTTTAATGGGATAACAGCGTATATTAAATTTTGCATAAACGTGTGGAAGGCAGTTTTTAAAGGAATATTGATTGTGGCTAAAATGGTATGGAACGGAATAAAAGCTTCGGCAGTTGCGACATGGAACAATATTAAAACAGGAATCCGACTTGTTAAGGCGGTATTTACGGGAGACTGGAACACAATTAAAAGTGTTGCTTTAGGAGTTTGGAATAGTATTAAAAGTGGTTTTTCAGGAATGATTGAAGGTGTGAAAAGTATTTTAAATGGAGTAGTTAAATACTTCAGTGACAAGTTTAATGAAATTAAAAGTAAAGCACAAAATTTACCTTTAATTGGTGGAATGTTTGGAAAAAACTATACAGGAACAAACTACTGGTCTGGTGGGCTTACTACTGTTGCCGAGCGAGGGCCTGAAATGATTAGAATTCCAGGACAGTCTCCATTTATTGCACAAAGTGAAATGTTGATGAACTTACCAAAGGGGACTGAAATACTCAATGCTTCACGGACAAGAAATACTTTAAGGGACAGAGTAAACAGAATAAAAGAAAGAGCTTCTAGTTTGGGAAGTAGTGGCTCAACTGTTGTAGGTGGAGATACTATAAATATCACAATTAATGCTGGAAGTAATTCTAACGCAAATGATATAGCAAGGGAAGTTAAGAGAGTTCTGGCAGAAATGAAAAATAAAAAGGAAAGGGTGGCGTTTGGATAAAATGAAGACAAGAGTTTATAGAACTGTCAGTGGAGATACGTGGGATCTGATAGCTTATAAAATTTATGGAAATGAAAAATACTTTCATAGATTAATAAGAAATAATCTTAATTTGATAGATATATCAATATTTCCAGCTGATATTCCTGTCATTATCCCTGATTTTATCGAAGAACTGGAACAGGAAATTCATGAAAGCAAACTGCCACCTTGGAAAAGAGGTAAATAATGCCATTAGCAAGAGGAATAAAGGTAATAGTGATATTTAACGGGGTGGATATATCTGAGGATATAGCTCATTCCATTTCTTCCCTGAATTATACTGACAACTCTAAAAATGCCATAGATGACCTTGAGTTGGAACTAGAAAATATGGATTATCGTTGGCTTAAAGAATGGTATCCTGATGAAAATGCTCAATTAATTGTTGGAATATATGAGGATAATGGAAAAGACGGAAGCTTTCTGGACATAGGGACGTTTTATATTGATGAACCGACTTTTGACAATGACAGACTTAACCTTAAGTGCATAGCTATTCCTTTGGATGGAAATATACGTGATCAGAAAAATACTAAAGCTTGGGAAAAAATAACTTTAAAAGAGCTTGTTAATCAGATAGCAGTACTACATCAAATGAATGTAGAAATTCATGCAGATAACGAATACTATAAAAGACTTGATCAGGAGAATGAAACTGATTTAGCTTTTATAGATAGAGTCATTAAAGAAACTGGACTAAGTATGAAAATATCTGATGATACAATAATAATATTTGATGATGATGCAATAAAGGACAGTGAAGCAATTGAAAAATTTAATATTAGAGATAGTAGAATCCGTAGTTTTAGTTTGAAGAAAAAAAATAAGGGAATATACGACAAAGTGGAAGTTTCATATTACGATCCTGATAAAAAGAAATTAATCAGGGAAGTAATGACTAAAGAAGAACTCGAAAAACGGAACGAGGTGAAAACGGATGCCTGATATTACTTACAAAAAAGCTAAAGCAAAACTCAAAGAAAAAGCGGATAAAAAAGAAAAAAGAAGTAAAAAAGAAAAGGTACAAAAAATAAAAACTAAAGGTAAGTCGGAACCGAAGAAAGTTGCAAAAAAGACTTTAAAGGAAAATTTAAAACAGGAATATCAAGTAACTTTAACAGTTGATGGAAGCACTAAATACATGGCTGGAATGACAATAGAGTTAGATGAAAGCTGGGGTAAATTTGAGGGGAAATACGTAATTGATAAAGTTAAACATGACATTACAGGAGACTATTCGTGTGAGCTTGAGTGCATGAAAGTCGGAGCTAGGGAACAAGCAGAACAAAATGCAAAAGCTCAGACTAAAGAAGAACAAAAGAAAAAAGAAGCAGAAAAAGAAAGAAAAAAAGTTTCTAAAAAATCTAGTAAAAAGAATAAGAAAAGTAACAGTAATAAGAACAGTAAAAATAATACAACTAATAGAAAAATGAGCAGATAGAAAGGAGTTAAAATGTTAGAAATATTAAAAGCAGGAGAAGTAAGTGCAATAGATTATAAGACAGGAAAAGTAAGAGTTTTATTTTCTGCTGGTGACAATAAAACAAGTGACTGGCTTAACATTTTAGTTCCTTTTTCTGAAAGTCATTCTGACAATTATATGCTTTCGGTTGGTCAAACAGTCTACTGCTTATTTTTTCCGGAAATGATGGAGCAGGGAGTAGTGCTTGGTTGTCCTATGCGGAACAGTTCTGCAAGTGCAAGTGAGGTAAAGAGAACTTTTTCTGATGGTGGATTTTACAGCTATGACAATGGAGTGCTGACGTTGAATCCAGTTTCAAAAATTGTTATTAATGCAGATGCAGAAATAAATGGAAACTTGACGGTATCAGGAACAACTATTACGGGTGGAAGCATTAACCTTAATACTCACACTCATAGTGGAGTTACAGTTGGTGGAGATAAGACAGGAGGGCCTCAATAATGATAGGAAGTCTTGGAGATGTAATATTTGAAGTATCTGATAAAAAAGTATCTTCAATTAACAATGAACTTTCACGGACATATAAAAGTAAAATATCTGAGCATAATGCAATATACGGTCCTGGTATGGTAAGACATCAGGGAAGAGAACTGATAGAAATAAGTTTTGGAATTTCTTTAGTTTCTTCATTATTACCTGATTCATCACCGG